AGGAAGAGAAGTATGAGATGGAAGGAGAAGAGGATGAGTAGTCGGAAGTGGGATGTTCCTACCTGCAACTCTACACCTCTTCTCATTCTCAATTTCTTAACCAATAGCTTCACAATCAGTCTTTATTTCACCTCTAGCGGTCACTAAAACTTGCACTTTACTAGAAGTTCTATTAACCCCGTTAATCATAGTTACCACACTAATAGTCTTATTAATAGTAACCTCTATAACCTTACCTTTGAAGATCATAGTGTTAACTTTATTCAGATGTAGCTGTGTGTCACTAGTTTGAATCTCCAATTCATCATCAACTTTAAGATCTAAAGCGTCTGGATCGTCAATCATATGAGCAGTCTTTATGTCATCAGAGCCATAAAGTAGGTAATTTACCATAACAATCTTATTCATAACTCTACTTGTTTAAAGATTAACGAAATGACCATGACTAAGAATGCTCTTATAAACACTAGTATGATGTCCAAAGTTAGTTTTAACTTCATCTACAACCTTTTCAACACTAGTAACATGACCTTTATACTCAAAGCCTGCAATAGTGTTGTCTTTAGACCTAGTCTGCGTAATATAGACTGGATCACCATTTTCAATAGGTTTAGTCCAATCACTAGTAACACTGTCAATTGTAATATCAACGTCTACATGAGCGTTAGTATCACCAATAAGTTTAAACTTTAAAATCATAACTGTAAGAGTTAAATGTTGAGTGTATTTGTCACAGGTTTTTCATAGTTCTTTACTAAGAGTTTGAAGATTACTGCAACTGATACAAGCATCATTATAAAAGCTACTTGGAGTAGACTCTTGTTGATTAAAGCTTGTAGTTCTTCATTGAATGCTATTAATGACAACATCAGTAATATTGTAATTGCTAATGTGTTTAGTAGCCTTGATTGTACCTTAGACTTGCGCTGAATGGTCATTGGTGGAAAGTATTGTGTAATATAGATTTGTATCAATTAAAGGATGAGCCTTTCGGCTATTCCTTATTGACATTTGTTTTCGATCTTGATTGTTATCCATACCCAAGAGGCTGCGAGTAACTCAACAACACCTACTAGATAGATTGCAACATCTTTACCAACTAAGGTCTTTAGTTCGCTAAAGTTTAATAACATTAGTATCATTATTACTAATAATACTAGTAACACAGGAAAACCTAACCTTTTATTTTCAAACATGATTGACAACATCAACAGGTTAAAGGGGAATTTCACCCCTTCAATTCTTATCTACAATAAGGGCAAGTTAGTTAGCAGGTTCGTAGCCAACTGGAAGTTCAAAGGCTTTAGCAAAACCAGTTTCAGTTTTATATAGCTCACCTTCAATGAGCAAAGCACGAGCCGTAGCCATTGGCATAAAATCGGCGCTAGTAGCAACGATCTTAATAACACCTTCACTTGGATCGATAAACCTTGCGCCAGTCATTCCAGGGACATAATCCATAAGATAAGAATGGCTAACAGGCACAAAATTAGCTAGGTTAACCATAACAATAGACCCAATTTCTTTGTCTGTTTGGCTAACAAGTCTAGCAGTTCTTAACTGTTTCATTTCCTCACCAAGCGCATTAATAGTCTTAACACGATACTGAAGTTTAACCTTAAAGGTACTTTCCGAACCAGTGTAAGCATTACCTTTGGTTTCTCTACTTTCAAGAACAACAGCAACCATGTCAGTCTTTAGAACTTTAACACCTTTGGTTATAGCATTAAAGTATGCACGAGTACCAATTTCCAAACCTGTAACATCGTTAACAATTGGATCATTAGATGCTGCTGGTGTTGGATCAACATCGTTAACAATTGGATCAACATTGTTTACACCTGTTACAGTCTCAACATTACCAGTTAAACCGTTTTCAATAACATCTCCAACTTGTGGAGCGTTTGCGCCTTCTTTAGCCATTTCTTTTGTTTTTAGAGTTCGATTAATTCTAAGTTGAATATCCAAATTAAATGTAATGGGGGTATTCAATCTATCAACATAAGGTAGGGGGTTATGGTCAGCTGGTTCACGATCACCTTTACCGACTATTAAAATTTTTATTATTTTAATTTTCATCTTAACTTTGATCATCAATACTTCTAAACCATCATTCTCCAAGATCATTACAATCTCATCCATCTTCACAACATCTATATTAATCATTACAATCATTACAAAATCACCTTTGCTGAACATCTATATTAGATATTTAATCATTGATAATAGCATTATGATTAACAGTTATCTATATTTCACCAGTGGTTTAAAGATCATCTTCAACTCTATAATCATCTACATTAGAAGCTTTAACAGTCTTATGATAATCAGTAAAATCATTAGTTAGCAAATTAACAGTAATTAGAGGTTTATCTATTAGATAATTAGCGCTAACAAGTTCCATTATATAATTAGCTAAATTGAGCACATTGGCATTATTATAAACAGAGTGTTAAGATCAAGATGGAAAAGTATAGGCATAACAATGCTAGATCGTATATAATAAACTCTATTAAGTCTATCTACGATTGTTGGTAAATGAAGCACATAATGCTTATTGGCAGATTCCCCCGTAGTAAGGAGGAATGAAGCTAGTTGATGTTTACTATCATTAGCAACATTATTGATAACTTTAGGAGTATCTTTAATGACAATAGAAGCATCGGCAATCATCTCCCTCTTCACTACGGGGGAATCAAGGATTGACATTAGCAGCACTTCTAGCATTATTTAGAAACCTAAAAACTTTAAGAAGACCTTTAAGAAGTCTATCTAAATGTTTAACAAGCCTATCTAAATATTTAAGATTATTAGATACATTGGAAAGAAAATCTTCAGTTCTTATAGTAACAACGTTCGCAAGAACTTTGATAAGATGTTTAGTAAAAAGTTTAATAAAATTAGATAGATCGACATTAACCAAAACAACCTTTGCAACATTATTAGCAATTCGACCGTTATTAATAACATCAAGTCTATCTCTAATAGTCACAAGGTTTCGAGGGTTATAATAATTCCAAGTAGTATTACTAGCAGTATTGTTTATATTATTATAAATAACTCTTCGAGTTATTTATAAAAGTCGATACACCTATATATAGTATTATATACCTTGTATATTTTTTATTCGGATTAGACAAATCTGTTAACGTTAATTAACACTTGTGGTTTATAGTGAAAATTTAACACTTGTTAACAGAGAATAGTATCTCGACTATTAGCACTATCTCGAATAATATTTGTATCATTATACCGTTGACAGCGAAGGGCTGTTTTTAGAACTATTAGAAACCGTTAAAGAAATAATGTCATGATTGAAGAAACTGCTAATGTTGAAAATGGTGATTTAGATGCTACTGTAGCAACTCCAAAATTGATTCTACTTGGTAGTAATAAGGTTGATGAGTATAATGAAGCTGAGTTTAAAGCTTTCATTGCTAGTAGATGTAACAACGTTTATCCTATTGAATTTAATGTTCCTGCCGATATTCAACAGATGGCTAAAGAACTTATGGATTCGAATAATAGTGAAAACAAACCTGCTACATTGGTTAACCATTTACCTCTAAGAGATAAAGTTTTACTGTTGGGACATGTTTTCATTAGTGCTTTTGATCTTGTTACCGTTAACCTTAGTAAAGCTTTTGACGAGGTGTTTTCAAAAGCTGGTGCAACCGCTGGTAAACGTAATACTCCATCTATCATTTTCAAAGTGGTTGGCTTAGGTTGGACTGGTCAAGATTTAAAACTTGGAGATGACGTGGACATTCTACGTACTATGGGACTTGGTGTTAAAAACTATGTTTACGGTACTGACAATGTAGAAGAAATTGTTAAGAACTTCTCTAAGATCAACCGTAATCTTGTAAGAGCTGCTAGTGTAAATGATAGCCGCAGTCTAGTTGGGGTTGATATGAAAGACATCAAAAGTGACTTTAACAAAGGTACTGATGTTATTCGTTTACAGTTTATTTTCGTTACTGATTTGGATAATATCCAAGGTACTTTTAAACTAGCTTAACATGGATGATACTCTGTTTCCAAAGCTATTGGGTACAGATGCTATAGGTAAAAGAACTGTCGGGATCGTAAATGAAGAGTGCGGTCTCGACCTACCTATAGGTATCATAACTCATCTACTAGATGGTAGAACTATTAGCATTGATAAGGCTATTGAATCTGGTAAGAATATTAATCTTATGTATCTAGGTACTATTTATAAAAACCTTGATACGGTTAACGTTCGTAAGATTCGTAAAGAAATTGAAGATAAGGTTGCCAAGTGTGGTGAAAATGATGAAGGTTGGCTAAATAGACGTGAAATATCTACTAAGACTAAAGAGATATATAAAGATCTTACTGTTAAAGGTATATTACTTAAACGCACTAAGATTACTAATCGTAAATTAGCTATACCTCTTAAAGGTAAGAACTTTAAAATACTCGATAGCAATGGTTGATGATCTACTGGAAATAAAGGATGGAGAGGTTACTATCAATAGAGCTAGTATCCTTTTTACAAAGACTGTTAGAGATATAATGAAACGTGATCGTGGAGGAACATTTAAAGGTGATACAGAAGGTAGACAAAAAGAACTCGGGCGTAGGGAAGTTGGATATGGTTGGTGGGTTGTTAATATTAACAGTCCTGGCGTTACTGGAGGTTATGAGAAAGAAGAACTTCTAAGACATGCAATAGATAATCTTAATTTACCTGATACTTGGAAGCCTGACGCTCTAGTTCTAAAATGGGTTGAAGAGTATAGAGCCTATCATGAAGGTTCGGCTACTGTTAGAGCTATTAAGAATCTTATTCAAGGGTTTGTTAATATGGATAGCATTAATGAAAAGTTAATGGAATCTATAAAGATTAAGATTGGTGCTAGTACTACTGAAGAGATAAGTACTTTAATCAATCTTCAAAAAACTCTTATGGGTCAGGTTGCTGATATGCCTAAGATGGTTAAAGATTTAAACACTCTTTATGTTGAAGCTAGGAGAGTTGAAAAGAATACTACTCTTGGTAAAGGTAATGTTACAATCACTTCTAGTATGGAACCTGATATTGATTAACCAATGCATGATGTTGAACCTAGATTACTGACTATTAAAGATGTTGAGAATATGAAAAAACGAACTGAGGTAGAATCGAATTACTGCGTAGGATGTGGCAAATTTGAACCCGTTTACAAATACGGTGGGAATGGTCAACCGTACTGCAAACGTTGCGCAGAATCGCCCACAGGCAAGCCACAGGTGCCACGTTCAGTTGGCTATAAGTACAGCCGAAACGAACCCTGCTTTTGTGGCTCGGGTAAGAAGTTCAAAAATTGTTGTTTAGATAAAGTTAATAGTACTAATTCGGAGGATTAAGATATGAGTAGTTTTATTGAAGATGCTGTTAAGCAATTTAATGATGAAAATGGAGAAGATAAAATATTAGCACTTATAGTTGGAGATATTGCTAATGGTAAGATTGATAAACTTGAATACGATGAAAATTTAAAAACTACTGTTGTTGAAATGACAGAACCTGTTAAAGATTGTAAACGTGATACTAGTGGAATCCATATTCGTATTTTTGAACAGCTTATAAATAAAGAAGATCGCAGTGATAAATCTATTGATAACATATTTGAAAATGTTATAGATGTTAATGTTATGAAAGAACTTGAGGATTACAAGAATACGGTTATTACTAGTAGTACAGAATTAGATAAATTATCAAACGTAGACTTTAATAAACTTTTGAGTAGACGACCTATTGTAGAAGGTAATACACCTAATCCTGTTATAAACTATGTTGTAAATACTGAAAAGATTAGTTTAGTTGATCATCTTATTAACAATTGTGGGGTATGTGAAATTGAAGCTAAAGACGTTACTTTAGCAGAATATGCTAAAAATAATAGTCTATTACCATTAATTGTAACTGGTGAAGATAATAAAGATATTAGGTGTATAACATGTACTTCTATATCTGGTGGTACAGATTCTACAGAAGGTATGCCTAATAAAATTACATTGGAACTATTTGATATTAATGGTGTGCGTATAACAGGTAGTTATATGCTAGCTACTAAAGACAATCGTATATTGGATCTTTACGGTTGTGAAATAAAACCTTAAACGATGGATTATAACCGTGACATTAGACGTAAAGTTTTAGACGAACTTACTAAACTTTTAAGGAGTGAACGGGAACCTATACTTCTTACTAGCGATAGTGTTCAGGCTTTTGAGAAATTATATAGTGACAATAGACTTGATTCTATTAAATTCTCAGAGAAAGTCGATAAGATTCAAGATATTATTTATAGTAATCCTAAAGTTTTTAGAAGACTTGCTAACGCCAGTGATGAAACTATTAGTGAGATTTGCAAGTATTATCTAACTCAAGCTTGTCTAAGATATGATGATCCTAAAGAAGGTGTTGTTACAATAGTTAAACAAAACCTATTGGAACTACCACAAACAATTTAATTACTATGACTAATTTCGAGCTTCCTTTTGAGAAAAGACTTCTATACTTTGAAGTTGAAGGTCATAGATACACAGATGATCGTAAGTGTGTCTATACTTCAACTACTACAATTATACATCATCACGTTCCGGCTTATGAGACTAAAAGCGAAGCTCGTAGATTATCTAAACAAGGTACTGGTATCTATAGAGGTAAAAGTGCTAAACAGATTGAAGCAATGTGGACTAATGTTACTAGTTCCGCTTGTGAAAAAGGTACTGGTAAACACGATGGTTTAGAGCAAAGTGTTAAGACTGTTAGTAAGTTTACCAACGCTGTTAAATACCTGCATGTTGAGAATAACGACAATAGACTTTACACTATTGATGACATACTTGATATTTCAGGTGTTTACAAATATACTTTTAATCTTGTAGAATTTTATGATAAAATAGGTAAACGTTATCCTATTATCTATAAGACTATTAAATGGTATGTTGACAATGGTTATGAGATATATGCTGAGGTAGGAGTTTACGATCCTAACAGTCTTATTTCAGGTATGATAGATTTACTGGCTATTCATAAAGGTCGTAAATCGTTTTGTATCATTGACTGGAAAACTAATAAAGATGATATTCAATTTAAGGCTGGTTACTATAAGAGAGATAGTGATACCCAAAGTACTAAAGAATGGGTTGACAGTAATAAACGTTTGCTATTTCCTTTAGATAACCTTGCTAATTGTAACGGTATTATCTATACTCTTCAACTTTCTATATATGCACATATGCTTATTATTAGAGGTTGGTCATTTGATGGTTGTATTCTATTTCATATTAGAGATCAGTTTATACTTAATAAGTATGGTACACCTCTAAAAGGTAATGATGGTATGTACACCATTGATACTCGTAAGCCTGAGACTGTTGAATATTATATGATTTCTTATCTTGATCAAGATGTTAAAAGGCTCTTTGCTAATCATGTTAAACACAATCTACAGAATGAGAACTTTAAACTTAACTTCTAATCTTAATGTTAAGAGTTATATTCTAGTCATTAAGGTTATGCCGCTGTTCGTACTTGGCAATGGTGACGTTAATACTCTTCAACTTAATCAACTGTTGTCTGTACTACATGATGATAATATTAAGGTAGATGGGATACATTTGGTTGGAGACTTCAATGCTTACTGTAATAATTATGGTAAGACTGTAGATGATTATAACTTCATTATTCAACATATTATGAATACCCTTACTCTTAGATTAGAGGAAGATGGTAATATCATAATGTACGTAAAGAGTTCTGTTTGTAGTGTACGTAAATCGCTTAAGTTTGATAAGGCTATTTATGGTTATCAGAGTATAATCTATAGACCTTATTTTAATAACCTGTTCGTATGTACGACCATGCCACAGGATGATGAGTTTGCAGATACTTACGGGTTCATAAACTTACTAAGAATTTAATTGCTATATTTAATGGTTTAGGTGTTGTCGCAAATGTGACGAATAGACCTAATCAAACCTACTACCTTACTTTGGTAGTAGGTTTTTTTATGTCATTAAAACAGGTACTATGAATAAGGTATTATTTAGCAACGTTAATGCTGATTCCATTCGCAGAGCTTTTGTAAAGAATCGTTACCCTATTTTTGAAGATGGTAGGACTATTCTAGTTAACGTTAGATCTTCTGATAGAACTGTTGGTATATTCAACGATGTTCAATGTGTGTGTAATTTCACTAGAGGCATTCTAACTAACTATAGTGTTACTGTTGACCCTGGTTTAAACAATCTTCTCAGTCCTGTTTCAAAGAATGGTTGTGCTATTGTTGCTCCTGGTTACTATCCTAACGTTTGGGCTATTGGTCTACATAAAGGTAAATATCCTGCATTAGTTCAACATGCACCTATTGAAGTGTTTAGAGATAATGATAAAGATGCTGAGTACGATTATCTTCCTAGAGCCGAATGGACTAATCTTAGTAAGACTAGTGGAGCTTTTAGAACTGTAGTATCTAAAGCAGGGTTTAAGTATCTACTTGAAACTGGTAACTATGGTATCAATTGTCATAGAGCTTCTGAATGGAAGATACTACCTCTTGTAGGTCTTTATAGTGCTGGTTGTGTTGTACATGAAATACCTAACATATTCAAAGGTAACTTCATGGATTCTATTAAAGGTACTGGTCAGAAAGTTTTTGATGCTGCTTGGATTGATAGTGAGGATCTAATTTAAACTAAATATCATATTTGTATGAAAGATGAAGTTTTGGAAAAACCTGTAGGGTTTCTTGAAAGTGCTATCTCTAGGAAGTCTAATAGTAGACTTACCGTGTTTCTTTGTTCTATCATTTGTATATGGGCAGCCGCTGTAGAAGGTAGTGCTAAACTCATAAGTGTTACTAAAGATAAACCGGTAGATGCAGATTGGACAGCCATTGCTATTTTGGTTGGTACACTTCTACTTGGCAACGGTGCTTTAAAGGTTGCTCAGAGAATTGGAATTGGTAAAAATGTTGAAGATGATACGGCTGCATAAGTTGTCCAAACCTGTACTATTAGATAGTATAGTGTTAGTCTTCATACTGTTTGGGATAATGTTGTTGACTAGTTGTACAAGTAGTAAACCTACTACGCAATCAGATCTTACAGTAATATCTAAAGTAGATACTGCTTATCACGCTGGCATTGTTGACATAAAAGTTCCTAAAGTAGTTGTTACTGGTGAAACAAATTTGACACTTGATAGTGTTAAAGTTATTAAACAAATTGAAGTTTCCGGTAAAGATACTACAGTTAAGATTCATTACATACCTTATTTTAAAGCTATTCGACCGGCTAGACTAGAGACTATGTATGCTATAGCCGAAGCTTATATTACAACCAACGGTGTCCTTAAATTACAACTTACACAAAAGGATACTATAATTAGAGTGCTAAAAGATTCTCTTAATATGGTTATAACTAATAAAGATCTTGTCATTGCTAAACTTCAAAGTGTTTATGATAAACCTCCCGAAAGGTTTCCTAAAGTAAACGCTTTTATTGATACTATAATCGTTTATCTAATGTGGTTGGTCTTGATAGTATTGTTGCTTGTCTTAGGTGGTGCGCTATTCAAACGTTATCTCCCATCGTTAGTCAAGAAGATCGTACTGGTCATACGAACTTTCCTCAGACTATAGATAATGTTTGAATCCGATGGAGAGCAGGTGAGAAACCTCCTCTCCTTTTTTATTAACCTAATCTTAATAATGTCATGGCTATTTTCCTTAAACGTGCTATATTTAAATCTACTGATGTAGAAGGTATTGGAGAGTTTGTTAAAACTGTTAGAATTAGACTTGATATAGAAGATATTCTATATTGTGAAGAGTGTGATACTGATTCTGAATATACTCTTGTATATATTAGAGGTTTACATGGAATATGGGTTACGGGTGATATTAGAGAAATTGATAATATTATTTGTATGGCTAGACGTGATGAAGAACTAAATCTACCTAATCGTAATAAATTTTAAACTACCGATATGACTGGTCAATTTGAATTTGATGCATGTCCTGATTTTAGTAACTATCTAAAAGAGGATAAAAGTAAATATCCTACAGCTACCAGTCTAGGTTTTAAAGATAAAGATAATGACTTTCTAGTAGGTGATTCTGGAGGGTTTCTATTTAACCAAGATTTTAAGTTTGTAAATACACATCTGTTTAGTGAAGTCGCTACGTTTCATGACACTAACAGATGTTATACTTACGAAGAGATTGATAGTATTGCTCATAAGAAGTTTCGTAAACGTGAAGAGTATCGTAGAAAATTTGGATATGAAGCTCCTTGTAAATTAGGTAGAGATGGTAAGATTACAAATATACGTATAACTGGTGAACATTATAACTTTCTTAACTATGTTAAGATTCTTAGACTTAATATTAAGAAACTAGCTGCTACTGGAATACCTGAAAAAAAGGTTGACTTTGCTAGATTTTTCGATAGTCAGTATTGGTGGTATAAGAGTAAAGAATTTAGTAAGAACAATGGGTTTAATCTTATTGTTTGTAAGACACGTAGGGCGGGGTTTTCTTACATGGAGGGTAAAGGTGCGGCTAATACTATTAACCTACATCCTAACCTTACTGTACTACTAGCTGCTTGGGATAAGAAGTATGTTACTCAAGGTAACTCTATTGCCCCAATGGCTCTTGAACAAATAGAGTATTATGAGACTCAAACTCCTTTTAAAAGGGGTATGATTTCAAGAGACATTGAAAACATTAAACTTGGATATAAAGATAAACAAAATATAGATCACGGGTATAAGTCTAGGCTTGTATCCGTGTCTACTCGTAATAACGATAACGCTGCCATCGGTAAAGACGGTGTGGAGATTAAGATTGAAGAGATTGGTAACATGAATAACTTTAACGGGTTCATGCGTCAAACCGATCCAACTCTTAAAACAGGTTCTTTTGTTACAGGTCAGGCTATTGGTTTCGGTACTATCAACTCTAACTCTGAGAGTGCTGAGGTATTTGAATCTAACTTTCGTAATCCTAAACGATGGAGGTTTATGCCTTTTGAAAATGTTTGGGATAGTGCTTCTCGTAATATGGTTTGTGGGTTTTATAAACCGTATTGGTGGGGTCTCGAAGGTCTACTTCCTACTGGTGAATATGCAATGGATGTCGATGGTAATACTATCTATGATATCGCTATTGAGATTGTTAAACTTGAACATAAGGCTGAGTTCGATAACTGTGATACACTTAAAGATTTCATAGATTATAAAGGTCAATATGGTAACTGTCCTAATGACTCTTTCAATAGTTCTAATGAGAATATATTTAGTTCTACCGAACTAGATAATCACATTAAACGTGTTGCTGAAACAGAAGATTTCAAATTCTATAGGGATGGTATGCTTTTCGAAGATACTATCAAAGGTGAAATAGCTCTTAAAAGTAATATGCAACTTGTGAATGAGGGATTCCCTAATCTAGCACATGATTTCATAACTAGAATTTCACCTAGTAATACAGATGATAATTATGGTTGTATTAGAGAGTTCTTTTCCCCTACTAAGATTAGAGGTTCTATTCCTAATAATCTATATAGAATTTGGGTTGACCCTTTTGGTGTAGATAAGTTTAAAGATAAGGTTACTAATAAAAACTCTTTTGGTGGTATTTATGTTTACATGAATGCTAACAATATTACTGGTAATCCTGGAGATGTATTGGTAGCTTCTTATGTTGGACGTCCAGAGACTCTTGAAGAGTTTGATAAGATTGTTCTAAGACTGGCTAAGTATTATAATGCAAAGGTTATGGTTGAAAGTGACCGTGGTAATACTATTGTCAACTTTAAACAATGGCATGAAGAGGCTAGACTTTCTCTTGAACCTAACCTAGCTTGGGATACATCTTTGCAAGGTAAGACTGGTAGACAATATGGACTTAGTATGGGTGCTGGTACTAGCAATCGTAGATTAAAAGGTATAGAGTATCTTGCTGAATGGCTTTATACTGTTAGGACTGTAGATGGAGATGGGATGCCTATTCTTAATCTCCATTACATATATGATCTAGGTTTACTTCGAGAACTTAAAAAATGGACTATTACAGGTAACTATGATAGAGTTTCTACACTGGTTGTAGGGATGTTTGATGTTAAAGAACTATTGTTTAGTGCTATCGTTCCTACAAAAGCTAGTAATGAAAAGGATCGTTCTGATAGTATCTTCAATAGACCTTGGTTTACTAACTCTTAAACTTTTAATAGCATGTATTTAAACCCTACTTTAGTAGATCATCATGTTAGTGATGATATTAAAAATGGTGATTGGCGCATATCTACGTATAACTATTATTATAATCTTTGTGATAATAGTTCTTCTACAGAATTTATAGAGGGTATTAGAAAGACTCTATTTAATGACATTGACAAATCTGAATACAATTACTTTGTTAACCCTTTTAACTTTAAAGGTGCTAAGCATCAAAATCTGCCCGGCAGACTTAGGAATTATGATATTATCACTCCTATTTTTCGTAGATATATTGGTGAGTATATATCTAACTCTAATATCTTTCATGTTGTTTCTGCTATACCGGATGAAGAGAATCGTTACCTCAAGAAAGTAAATGATTACTTCTATAAACTTATAGACAGGAAAGCTGCTGCTAAACTATCTGCTAGTGGATTCGATGTACCTGACGCTAAGGCTGAAGAAGGTGACAATATTAATGACGAATTTGAAACCTTTAAGAAGTCTTTTAAAGATAATAAGACTACTAGAGATGCTACTCTTTTAGATTACATTAAGTACTCTACTAAAGATGAATATCTCTATGCTATACTTTATTCAGATTGGGTTCTTTATTCTAGGTATTACATAGATAGGTATATAGATCATAACGACATTGTTAAAGAACGTATTGATCCTCTATCCGCTAGACATCCTAATAATGGTCAGGAGTTTGTAGATGACTATGAGGCTTTTTGGCGTGAGATACCTATGGATTATCCTACCATAGTTAACTACTTTCCAAACCTTACTGTTGACGAACTTGCGTATGTTAAGCAACAACTTAATAGAGGTACTAACTCTGTAGGTCATTCTACTCTACTTAGAAGTATGTACATTGAACCTGTCGCCAATGAGTTTCTAGCTTCTAACAGTATGTATCCTGTTTATAACGGTGTTATTAGTGTTGGTAAACTTTATTACAAAGGTTTTAAACGTATTGCCATCCTTAAATATACAGACCTATTTGGTGTTACGCAAGAGATGGAAGTTGAAGATACTTATGAACTTCGTGTTGATGCTGGTGACATATCTATGGAATATGTATTTTATCCTACTGTTTATGTTCAATATTGTATTGGTGCAAAAGATAGTGGTATATATACTAAGCCTGAAGAAATAACTGTTCAACGTCATAAACTTAATGATCTTCGTAAAGTTAAACTACCTGTTACAGGTAAGTGTAACATTGCTACATCTCTTCCAGATCATTCGATTGTTAGAATTTGTAAAGATCATCAGATACTTCTTAACCTTTTATACCTTGCTAGAGAACGTGCTATCTCTAAGAATCATGGTAAGATCGCGGTAATACCTAAAGCCTTACTTGGTAGTAATGAAGGTACTGTAGAAGACAATATGTACTACATGTTGGCTGACAATAAACTATTCATTGATACCAGTGTTCCCGGTACTGCTAGTTTTATCAATGCTCTTAAAGAACTTAACCTATCTGATTCTGAATATATTACAACTCTTAGTACACTTATTGGTGAAACTAAGACTGCGGCTATGGAAGCTTGTGATATGAATAGACAACGTTTTGGTGATACTATGGCTAGTGACGGTAAGAGTGTTAACGAACAGGCTATTATTCGTAGTTCTACCGGTACAGCTTTAACTAACTTCGTGTTTAACTTCTCTAGGGCTTTAGACTATAACGCTGATATCGATTTCACTAAGGTTGCATTCATTGATGGTAAGAAAGCTAATTTCGTTAATACCGAAGGTGTTGAAGCTATGATAGAGATTGAGGGATATGGTCATGCTAATACTGAGTTTAACTGTTACTGTGTTAGTGGTGCTAAGTATAATAGACAGTTGGCTAAGTTTGAAGAACTTGCATTTAGTGCTGCTCAAAATGGTGATATTGGTGTTGCCGCTAGTGCTATTGCAGAAGATGACATTAGCAAGTTGAAAGTTATCATCGACAAGTACGAAGCCTTAAAGAATAAGCGCTCACAGCAAAGTAGCGAGATTCAAAAGCAGATAAATGACGCTAGGGAGCAAATGGTTAAAGCCGAAGGGCAAGCCAATAGAGACGTGCTTACCAGCAACAACCAGCGGGATAACGAGACTAAACTTGCATTAAAACAGGTGGACGCTCTTATAAAAGAGTTGGAGGTTAACGCGGATGCCAACAATGAAGCGATAAATAGCGCGTTGGCTGCTGCAAAACTAGCCATAGATTCTACTCGCACAACCAAGTAGTAGCATTGCTATATTTAATAAAGTTAAGGGTCGTGGTGGTCAAATTATCAATAGGTAAATACCATAATGACTACAATTGTTTAATAACTAAAAACAGTCTTACGTATGTTTGAAATTGAAGGTATAGACAGTATCATTACTGATAATAGTTTAGTGACTAGAGCAGGCGATACTACTGTAGATGATAACGCTTTTGTAACCGGTCTTACCGATGGCCAAAAGACTATGCTCTATAGTGGTTTTAAAGGAACTGCTTTCAATAACGAAGCCCTAGTTGACAGTGAAGGTAAACCCGTTGCTGACTTTAAGACTCTCCGTAGTAAACTTATTGAGCAAGTTGAACTATACAAAACGGTATCTACTTTAGATATTGCAGGTTATGATTCGATCGATCTCGATGGCGTTACTATTAGTATTAATGAAAAAGGTGAAGGTGTTGATGCTGAAGGTAAAGTCATTAAGACTCCTTTAGAGATTCGTACTCTCATCTATCAAAATGATCCCGAACTTAACAAAAATCTTGGTGATCCAGAGGATTTAACTATTCCTGCTATCATGACTAAGATTGGCGAACTTTCCGGATTTGTTCCTACTGATGAAACTGGTGCTGCGATTGAGTTCGAAGCTACTGTTGAAGGTCTTGCTAAACGCGAAGCTTATTTGGTTAAACAATACGGTTCTCAACAAGCTAACATGGCTCTTGAGCAACTGTTTATTAATCATCCTGAAATAGAGGAAATGCTAGATTATAAAACTATGCATAAATCTCTTAAAGGATATATGCCTAGTGAAGATCTTAGCGCCATTACTCTTGAGAAGACTAACGTAGAGATGCATAAGGATATTATGATCAAGGCTAATATAGCTAGAGGTTTTACTCCTGAACGCGCTGCTCAGTATGCTCAATATGCTATTGACGAAAAGACTAGTTTCACTACTGCTACTGAAGATCTTGAGTATCTTAAAGCTAATAAGTCTGCTAAACTTGAAGCCCGTCAGGCTGAAGAGGAGAAAGCTAATCAAGCTCGTAGAGATTCTCAAGCTAATTACATAAAGACTGTCGAAAGTGTTATTAAAGCTGGTAAGATTGGTGATATCACCATTCCTGAATTTATTAAAGCTAAACGTAGCGATGGTAGTATTCTACAGATTCCCCGTGAGCAACTTTTTGATTATATGTTTAAGCCTATTCAAGATGGGATGTCGGCATATACGGTTGCTAAATCTAGTGAAGATGATACCGTAAAACTAAATGAGCACATTCTTGATGCTTATATGAGGTTAACAGGTAATGACAGATCGAGTATCATAAAGATGGAAAGTGCTACTAGTAGAGTTAATCTTATTAAAAAGGCTGCTACCGCTGGTGGTGGTTCTGGAGGTAAGGTTATTCAAATTAAGACTGGTGGCAATGGCGTTGATATGAATACGATCGTGCTCTAAGTCTTAATGTTACGTTGCTTTTAATTAGTAATATCCTAATTTAAAATTCTATGTTACAAGTTGTTAAACAAGGTGAGTTTGATGCTAAAGGACATACCAATGAAAATTCACTGGTTAAACTTATGCTTTCTAAACCTTCGGCTTTAAGTTCTAAGCTGATTTATCTTTGGGGAAAAGATAGTGATAAGTTCCCCCTTACTTTTACTACTATGGGTCAAGGCGCACAGGGTAAGTATGAGGTTAACAATGTTGAATACACTCTTAAGGTTATGGGTAGGATTACTCATACTGACGAAGTTGTTTACAATCAATATGTTACCGGATCTAAACCTGGACTTGGTTATGCTCCTTTTTATCTGTACGCTAAGTCTGAGAAGTTTACTGAACAGTTTGGGCTTATTGCTCCTGACGGTAAGACTAAGGCTCGTATCATGGAAAAGGGTGTTGCTATTCCCGGTCGTGGTATTCGTTATACCCTTCAATTGAAGACTGCAAATGCTAACGCTTTTTGTGATCCCTCTCTACTTGCTTCCGGTAAGGTTTGGGTTATGACCGCTCCTACTGTTAGTGAATCACTTTCTAGGGGTAACAAGAGTAACGTTCAAGGGCCTGGAGTTCTTACTGGTCAAATATCTTTTCAAAGATACAGTAAGACTATTGCCGGTAACTTAGCCAACAAGGTTACTGATATTCAATTTGACACAGAAGGTGGTGGTACTACCAATCTTTGGATTAACGAAGAGATGCGTCAGTTTGAATTTAGTACTCGTCAGATGAACGAAGAGTTTAACTGGGAGAGTGAATATAACCGTACTCTTGACGGTACTATCGTAATGAAAGATTACGAGACTGGTGAGGTTATTCCTGAAGGTGCTGGTGTTATCGAGCAGGTCGCTACTCAAAACTTTGATACCTACGGATATCGTCTTACTACTGAAAAGATCAAGAACACTGTACGTTCTGTAATGAACGGTGCAACTGACGATGGTAGTATGGATATCGTTCTTTATGGTGGTGACGGATTCCTTGAGGATTTCGATATGGCTATTAAGAATGACGCTGTTTCTTCCGGCTTTACCGCTTACCTTGGTGAAAAGGTTATTTCGGGTGATAATGGTAAACTGTCTTATGGTGCTTACTTTACTCAGTATCGTGACATCAAGGGTAACAGTATTACTTGCCGCCCTCTTAACTACTTCAATCATGGTAGTGTTGCCGAAGTTCAAAAGGCTAACAATATCCTTCACCCTCGTACTCAATTACCTATTTGTTCTCATACTGGTATCTTCTTGGATCAGTCTAACTATGGTGGCGAACGTAACGTTCGTATGGCTACCATGACAGGTCAGGAAGAGATTACCAAGATCGTTGTGGGTATGACCCCAATCCCTGCTTCATGGGGTGCTGCTGTTGGTAATATGGCATCTACCGATGTGGATAAATCTTCTTACGAAAAGAAGTTCTCCTCGGGTATTGCAATCGGCAACACTAAGCATTGCTTCATGTTAAAGTGTGAGTTGTAGTCGTTATCGTACTATTTGAAATAATGTAAAAGTGAAAACTTATAAACAACAATACAATGTTTACCATTAAGAAGAAAATATCTATCTTTAGAGTTCCTAGGGCTACTGAGTATGCTGCTAAAAATTTCAAAGTTTTAGATGATGGTCATCAAAAGATCGGTTCATCTATTACTGGTGTTAGAGCTATGACAGCTTGTGACAATGAAATGGCTGCTTATCTACCTAAGATCATTGGAGTTTCTCCTAATTCTCAAGATTGGGGTAGTAAGATGGATAACTATTGGGAATCTCTATCTATTCCTATACCTGAACATGGTCTTGATTTGGAAGTTGGTTTTGCATATGACGAAACTCTACCTGCGTCTAAAGCTCTTATTAATGCAAATAAAGATGTTTGCACTAATGTAGAAACGTTTGCACAGTTTGTTGATGCTAAGATTCCAGATTGTGACAAATACAAGTATGGGATTCCTATTAACATTGGTCAGTTTATTCTGTTTCGGTACTGTGCTAATTACAAGCCTGTTGCCAATAACATTGACGATGTTGAAAAGAGTAAGGATATTAAGTTCTACTTTGTTGATCAGAGTTACATGGATACTAGGGCTGAAAAGCTTCTTAGACTTCGTGACAAAGCCGGTCTTGCTTACTACAGCGTTGTTGGTAAAGTCGAAGAGATTAAAACTCTTCTTTACGCTATGGGTCGTGGATATGAGACTGAGGGTAAGAATGAAACTCAACTCACAATGCTTCTCGAACGTATTAGAAACGAGGAACCTCAACTACTTATCGATGCCCATGCTGACGCTACTCTTGGTAACAAAGCTTTCATTGAACGTTGTATTGTTAGAGGTTTGCTAAACAGACAGGTTAACAGTACTATCATACAGGTTGCTGCCGATAATACCATTCTCGGTAATACCATTGATGAAGCTGTTGTAGCTTTGGCTAGTGCCGCAAATGCTGTCACTCTCAATACGCTTCAACTTGCACTTAAAGCTATTCCTGCTTAAACCCTGCACACTATGTATTACACTGTTAGCGAACTTCATATAGGTATTGATACTGGTCTACAGACTATTAACAGTAACCGTAAGCTTAGTATCCAACCTTATGAAAAGGATTGGGTACTTAATGAAGTAATGATGCAAGAAATTCTTAACATTGTTACTCCTAAAGCTAAATCTGGTAAATTTGAAGATAGTAGTACTAGGATTACGGCTTTAGAATCTCTTAAAGCTATATTTCCTACAATGCTTCCTACCTTTAAATATTCAGATACTGAAGTTTTCGCTCTCAAACCTAGTGATTGTCTATACCCTATTGCTAGCAAGGCTCGGATTATTCCGAAGCCTTTTGCTAGTAACGTAAAGTTTACTGATAACACTACCACTAGACTTGCTTATTGCGTTGTACCTTTCGTAAAGGCTACTAACATTAGCAAGTATGTTACTGATTTTACAATCAAACTTGCAGATAGTGATAAGCTATTTGATGTTACTGAGAAACTGGAATATAATAATGCTGTTAATAAGTATGACTTTGAAGCTTTCGTTAAAGATTCTACTAAGTTCATGCTTATCAATTCGATCCTTGAAAGTGTTCGTACTGATAAAGGTGTAGATATCTATTGGGAAAAATGTATTGATCTTTACTATCCTAATAGTTTTATCGTTGTGATTGATACGGCTATTTTTCCAACTACTACCAGTAAGTCCGGCATAGTTAGAGCGTTTAAGATTGATACTAGTACTGTTACTATAAACGTTGGTGATGTTATTGTAACTAATCATTTCAAGTATTTCGATAAAGGTCTAATTGTTCAATCCGATCTTACACAGAAAGTTAAAGTTGTTCCTAATAGGTTCGTTACTCACTCTGATTATATCAAACTTGGTGACAACACATTTGCTCGTAGCAACGCGAACTCTGTTCTTTCTGTATTTGAAAATGGTATTGTTCGTGCTAGTCATGATGATACTTTCGCTGTGACTGGCATTCAGTTAGAATACTATAGGAAACCTGTTCTTATCAATAGTCGACTTAATATAGGTTGTGAAATCATAGACCCTGTGTTTATTAGCAATCTAGTTAATAAGACTGTTGTAAAACTTTCAGCTAGGATTAATGATCCTAGTTATCCAGTTATTGCACACGAGTCTACATTACTTACTTAAAAACTTAATACAATGAAAATTGCTATTGATAAGACTGGGGTAGGATATGGAGTTAATACTAGTGATGTCGCTATCACTGATGTTGCTAATATCGGTACTCTAAAAGTTGGTAGTTTTCTGTTTGTTCATGATAACGGAAACGTTATTAAATCAGATGGTACTATAACTACCGCTTCGACTGTTGTTCCTGACTATGGTATGGTATATTTTAACGATGGTGTTTCGATTAAATGTTCTCAACCTATTCGTCTGGAAACAGCAAAGCTTATGCCACCTCTTCCAAATGTTGCTCCAACGGTTCTAGTTGGAACGTTCGATCTTACACTCGGCACTATTACAGTAGATAAGTATAGTGGTGTTAACATGATCGATAATACCCTACCAGTTTACGATCCTATTCGTATAACTACTATCGACAAATTCGTTGGTGTTGAAACTACTCAAACCGTTTTCGAGAATGCTATCGTTGCCAAGCTTCTTAAAGTTCCTTATATCGCAAGTGCTACTTTAGCCGCTCACGTTGTTACCGTTACTTTCAAAGAAGGTTATAACCCCGGTATGATTGGTCTTGGTTATCTCGAAACTAAAACCTTTACGGTTACTACTCCTCAAACTTATGCTGATTCTTTAACGGGTGTTGAACTACTGGCTTGGATTGATCGCGAGATTGCTCCTTTGGATGGTAAACGTGAAAACAACCTTATGGGTAATGTAGGTTTATGGCGTAAGTCTTATCCTGTTGAACTTGGGGCTAAATACCTTGTTTGGGCTATTGCTTACACTATGATTGCCGGTGGTCGTCCTGCTCAAAACAGTCCGTCTATGACAAACTATGTTTACATAGCTATCGTTGAGGGTGAAGTTGCTGCCACTAACGAAGGTTACAAAGATATCTTCAAAGCTTTCATCAGTAAGGTCGGTAGTGATACTGGTGCGGCTGGTGCAGATGCTGCTGATAACTAACCTACCAATCGTAATATAATTAAAGTCGGAGTTCATGCTCCGACTTTTCTTGTTAATCTTACTTTAAATATGTGACATGAACTCGATCATACTACTGGCTGTACCGATACTATTACAAGAGCCCTCGGCTTCAATAGTGAAAGAGATACTAAATATAAAAGAAGGATGGAAGTTCCTTATATCAATATTCTTCATAGTAGTAGTACCCAATATAGTAAACCTAATAAATAATATTATAAATCGTAAAAACGTTAGTAAGCTTAATAAGGATTATACAGACACTCTAAACAATATTAACACACTGGTTAAGGTTATGGATAGTAGAGTTAAAGCTATTGCTGAACAAAACTTTGATGAGTGCTCGCCTAAACAAATAGAAGTCGTATTTAAAGGCTGTGCTACGCTCGCTATTTGCGATCTAATGGCTAAGACTAAACGGCTTATAGAGATCAATAACATCATTAATAGACGGCAAACCGAACTACGTATAAAGCGTTTTGTCAAAGATACTTTTAACGCTACTAAAGCCGATCTATCATCGTATAAAAGAAAAGGTGTTCCAGCCAGTTCTTATATAGATGATACTTGGATAAGTGAGGTGTCCAATGTAATCATAGATTACGTTTACAACTGTACAACTAAATACGATGATACCATACTGCTACTTAGGTTGAATGAAACCTATACTAGTATAGGTTATACTTTTAACAAAAACGTTTTTCATAGTACGCTTTCTGAATAACTAAAAACTTCTAACAATGGCTACTCCGCTACTAAAATTAGAACTTCAATCAAATAGAAATGTTTTGCTTATAACAGATGTTTCTACAGATGTTTGGGGTACGGCTGGTTATAACCTAGCAGACTTTGTTGCTGGTAATCCTACAAATAGTACTGTCGTTTTATCGGTATCCTATAGAACTTTAAATAGTAGTAATAGTGTTGTTATAGAACTTATTAAAGAAGGTGCTTTTGGAGTTCTAGCTAACGCTGTTACTAAAGATAAGTTGACTTTTATGTTGGCTATTGATAAGGCTGGTGTTATGAAATACATTAGTAATCTTACCAATCTTCCAGCTGATAATCAGAAAATACCTGATGGTATATATACTATTAGTTATAAGATTGATAACAAAGTTACCGTTATTGAATATACCTCTACTAATGTTATCAAAGAAGGTGCTGATCAAGTTGTTATCAAAAAGGCGGAAGCTTTAAGTAACAAGTTTCTAATTTGTAATACTACTAATCTGCAAGATATTTCAGATGATCTAGTTTATGAAGCTATGCTGTTTTGTGTTACCAAAGCTTCTATAGTTTCTAAAACAGATGCTATTCTTAAACTACTAACTCTGATTAATAACGAAGACTATGAATATTATACCAATTAGTGTAGATGATGCCAATCATAGTGTTGGTGAAAACATACTACTTACTCCGGTTGTTGATAATAATTCGTTTGAAACAGATAATTCTGGAAATAATATAAATACAATAGGTGTAGATAACTCTACGCCTATTGTTTTTTCTAGTACACCTGTTGCTGACGTTATACCTATAAGTGAATATATTGCTACCTTTGATAGACTGTCTGGAATAAATGCTATTAAAGATGATTTCAACAAAGACTCTGGCCCTTATAATGAGGTTTCTATTCTGAATGATTTCTTTGCATCTAATCAAGGTGCTTATATGTATCTTAACGATCTAGCTAATAGTGTTAAAGGTACATTTCAATATCTTAGTAATATAGTTAAAGAGAATGACACTCTTTACGCTTCTAAATTTGATCTAACTGCTAAAGGTGTTACGACTCTAGCTCAGTCTGTACAATACGCTCAAGATTATATAGATATTAAATATACTAATTGGCAACTTACTGCCAATGGCATTCATACAGAGATTGCAGATTCCATTGCTTATAACAATGGTCAGATGCAAACTTATATGAACACTATAGTAAATACAGCTAAAGAAAATACGGCTACCATAACCGCTAAACTGTTTAATGATTTTAATAAGTCTATGACTGAGACTTATACAACTATTAAACAATATAGTGACAGTATATCTCTATTTGCTAGTAAAGAAGTTGTTGACGCTATAGGTTTAAAGGTAACTCAAAGTAGTGCTAGTTTAAAGGTTATGGCAGATCAGATTTCGGCAAGCGTTAAGCAGGTCGATTTCTCCTTACTACGGGGGAATCTGAAAGGGATCACTGATAATCAAATTGTGTTTAATAGAGACCTACTAGCTGTACAAAATGCTGCTAGTACAGCTGTTGCTAATATAGCAGCTATTAACCAACTACTTTTAGACAATGGCATTGATACGGATATTACTACTAGTTTAGGTAGTGAACTTGCTGCTGTTACAACAGCTTATAATAATCTTAAAAATGATTTCAGTACTCTTACCGGCGTAGTTACTAGTCAAACTTCTAGTATAACTCACCTTAGTGATAGTATTACGTCTAAGGTAGATCAGACTATATTCGATCTTACCAAAGGTGTTGTAACTCAGCAAGGTAGTGCTATAACTCAACTTAGTACAGCTATTAGTTTAAAGGTTAGTACGACAGATTTTGATATAATTAATAAGACTGTAACAGATACTAAAAGTAGTATAACTATTTTAAATAATAGCATATCTAATAAAGTAGATGCATTGGTGTTTAACGCTCTGTCTTCTACTGTTAGTAAACATGGTACAAGTATTACACAGTTAACAGATAGTATAACTAGTAAGGTTGGATCTACTGAATACGGTGCTAATAATACAGCTATCAGTAACCGATTTAGTATAGTTGAACAAACCGCTAGTAAATGGTCTCTAATCTTAAATGAAAACGGTACAGCTAAAGCTAGTGTTTTAGTAGACGCTATTAATGGTGGTAATGTTAGTATTGCTGCTAGTAGAGTAAACATTAGTGGTGATACTCTGTTTAGTAGTGCGAAATATGATCCTAGTAAGAAAATTCAAAACTTTAATACACTACCTACACATCCTTATTATATAAATGATTTATATTGTGATTCTACTGGTATTATATGGAAATGTGCTAAAGATAGTACTATAGGATATGTTACTAGTGACTGGGTACTTGCTAGTAAATATACCGATGATACAGAAGCTCTTAGTAAGTCTACTAAATTCATTGGTGGTATCGATCCGTCTGTAACTTGGACTACTACTATTAAGAAACGCGCACATCTAAATGATACTTGGATTACAGATAGTCTTGGTGGCAGTGCTAATAGTGAATATACATATTATGAAGTATCTGCTGATGTATATGGTTGGATTAGATCTAAAACATCTATTGACGGTGGTCAAATAGATACTGGTTTAATTAGTGCTGATTATATTAATGTAGCATCTTTATTTACTAAAGAACTTACAGCTAATAACTTTAATCTTAAAGGTAAAGTTGGTAATTTCGAAGTTAAGAAATCTCTTATAGGTTATGGTATTGATGAACTTACCGGTATGGAAACTGGTAATCGTATAATCATTGATCCCGACCGTAATGAAATAATCTTTGAAGCCGGTGGTACAAAGGGTATTCGTATAACTGGTGACGGTCTAACACCTTTAGCATATTTACAAAGTACTGGTAATACTATTTATTATACTAACGGTACTGAGTTTTTAGCAGGTAATTCTGTAGTATGTAGTTATAATAATGTTGCCAGTAATAGTAATAATATTAAGGTATTTAATGCTGGTATTAAGGGCAATCAACCTTATATATCTACAAGTCCTGCCGATAGTATTAGTAAAATATCATTAGGTACTGTTGGTAAAACTCTTATTTATAGTATTAACTTTCCATATCAAATTAAACTTAAACATAATGGAGCTACTTGTGATGGTAGACCTTATAGACTTACAGGTGCTGTAGATATAGCTGTTACTGTTAAACTTAAAGGTGATGCTGGAACTATAGCTACCGAAACTGAATTAATACATGTTAATGTTGATAGCGGTACTACCGGTGATAGTTATTCATTCAATAGACTTGAACGTTTTAATGTTCAGACCACTGGTGTTAATAGTTATTATTTTGAAGTTATTGTTAACATTGTTAATCCTGGGGGTAGACTTTTAAGATACCAAACGTTTAACCATTCTACTTGGGCATCTCATAGTTATTGGAGTGAACAATATAATGAACCCATTACTTATGAAGTAACTATAGATCGTAATTTTTCTATAGATAGTTCTATAGGTATAACCGAGATTGCTAAAAATGGTTTACAAAGTGTTTGGAGTGCTAGTAGATATATACGTGTAGACGGTAATCCTAATAACAGTGTATTTATAGAAACTGCCGGTAAATGGTTACATAACGGTATAGAAGTTAAATTTGATAGTGCCAGTATTACCGGTTATATAGATCAATCTGTATTCGCAACAAAGAATTATGTAGATACTGGTTTTCTTAAATCTAATGGAGGTGTAATTGGTGGAGATTTAACTATACAAGGTAATCTTTATTTGCAAGGTACTGGTAAGTATCTTGTTACAGAAGAGGTGCTTTCTGAAAATGATTTTGTTACACTTCGTGCTAATAATCCTATAAATCTTCCAGATGGAGTTTTTACAGGGTTTAAAGGTTTACGAGTATATCCTAATGGAGATAGTGCGTATCTAGTTTATGGTAATGATGGTATGGCTAGAGTTGGTAAATCTACTAGTTTGCAGGTATTAGCTACTAGAGAAGATAATCCTACAAATGGCGGTATAGCTGTATGGTCTACTGCCAATAAACGATTTGAAGCTACAAATACTATTAATAATATAACGGTTATTGGTAATATAATTACAAATGGAACTATGACCGTTACCGGAGAAAGTATATATAATAAATACGAAGGTAATCAATTTAAACTTGCTACTAGAAGTAGTACCGTTTATTTACAATCTAATAATAAATTTGATATTACCGGTGAAGGGGGTGTTATATTACCTAATGGTGTTGATTTTTATACAAATGTTGATAATGTTCGTATAAATGGTAATAAAGTTTATAATGTTGGTAATTTAAACCGTAGCGATACTGATTTTACTGCTAGAAAATTCACTACTTATGGAAGTTCTATTTTTAATCATATGCAACCTATTTGGTTTAGGACTGGTTCCGATGATTGGAAAGGTGGTGCAATTTGGGATAATGGTGGCAATGAGACTTTACTGTTTGCCGCCATTAATGCAAGAACTACATTTAAGTTTAAATCTAATTTTGATTTAAGTACTATTAATGCAGTTGGTATTGCTACTAATATAACTACTTCCGATTTAGAAATAGGAGCGGGTGTTGTAAAGTTTGGTGGTTTAGCTCAATCTAATATCTTTACAGGTGCTGGCTTCACCGCTACCGGCTGGGGAATTACCAATGACGGGGATGCCAACTTCCGCAACCATATCGTTCGGGGGAAGCTCACAACTTACGAACTTGTGCAAAATAAGATAAGCATTGTCAACGGCAATATGATTGTTAGCGATAATGCTAAGTGTACAAGTGTTGCTAAAGAAACTGGTGGTGGTAATCACGTAGCATTTTATTTTAGTGAACCTCATCCATTTAAGGCTGGTGATGTGTTAAGATGTAAAACGGCTGGTAAAGATTATACTTTTCAAGTAGGTTGGAGTGATGATAATGGTTTATCATTGGCAACATGGAATGATACCTTATATAACAGTAACCTCGCTACCAATGGGGATTTCCTAGTTCGTTGGAACTCTACAGATGCTGCTCGTAAAGGTCTTCTCTACCTTTGCTCTAGTGATGCTGGTAGTCCCAACTATCAGGTGATCTACGATGGTCAGGTTAAGGCTCAGTTTGGTAACCTCGAAGGTCGTGCGTGGAATGGAGGTACGCTACCTGCAAATACATGGGGTAGCTGGGCTGAGAATGGATACTTTACTGGAGCTATTAATGCTACGAGTGGTAATATCGGAGGATTTAAAATAGTTGGTGACTCTATAGATAGTGTTGATGCTAATGGAACTATACGGATTCATTCGGGTGTACAGTCTATTTTTATAAAAAAACCTACTGGTGGACATGTTATGCTCGGACAAACATACGTTAACGGAGTTTGGACGGGAAAGTACGGTTTTAGTGCTACTAATAGTAATAGTAAAGAACTTTTTCGCATAGATGATGAGGTATGCCGATTTGCTGGCGGTGCTATTTCGTTTACTGCTACCGATGTCACCTTTGCTGATAGCGTAAAGATGCAATGGCGAAGTGGTGGTAGGAATTTACTATATGATTCAAATAACTTTTCCCTATTTATATTTCAGAACGGTTCTCTCGGTACTAAAAATAATACAAACCCTTATGGTATTA